TGGGACAAGGCCGCCCGCCTGTGGGCCGACATAGCAAGGGAGATCATCAGGCTCGGAAACGTCGCGCCGCTCATCGACGCGACGCTGGAATCCGGGCCGGTGCGAATGGAAGGCGAGGATTCGAGACTGGTGGACGCGTACGGCGTGCTCCTGCTCGAGGTCTCCGTCATATGACAACCGACAACAGACAGCGAAACGTGCCGCCACACGCGTGAACAAAATGGAAAGGTGAGGACGAATGTCCGACAACAACGAGGAAACCACCGTCGCGGCGCAGGCCGATTCCGGCGGCGAACAGCAGCCGACGAAGACGGATTACGGATACGTGTCCAACGGGAACGCCGCGTCCAACGTGAGGCTGATCAAGAACTACGCGCTGTTCCTGTTCCCCAGGGGCGACAGCTCGTTCACCGCGCCGAAGGGCGTGAACTGGACTCCGCCGTCCGGCAAGAAGCCGATCGGCTACAGCACCGAGGACGGAGCCGTGCTGCACCCGGAGCCGGGCGACAGCACCGACTACAAGGCCCACAACGGCGACATCGTCCTGTCCGACACGGATCCGGGCTATTGGACGCTGCAGCTCGCCGCGATGGAGGGCCGCAAGGACGTGGTGTCCGCCTACTTCGACGTGGACGTCGATTCGGACGGCGGCATCGGCATCAAGGGCGCCGGCCTGAAGAAGGAATGGACCCTCGTGCTGGTCGCGCTTGACCAGCAGGACCGCCCGTTCCTCCTGTACGGCACCAACGCGAAGGTGTCCGACCGCGACGACGTGAGCCTGAAGTCCAGCGAGCTGATGAGCTTCAGCATGACGTTCAAGCTGCTCAAGGGCGACAACGGCGAGCAGTTCCACGCATGGGGGCTCGTCACGGAACAGTGACCTGATGATTCTTCCCGTGCCGCCGATGGCGGTCGACGGCGCGGGATCCTTTTCCATCCAACCGCCACGAACCGAACGGAGAACACATGAGCGACAACACCTATCACGTCGTCGATGTCAGTCTGGACGACGCCGAGGAACTCAAACCCGACGTGCACCTCGAGGTCGCCGGCGTGAAGCTCGACCTGCCGAACCTCAACAACGCGGAACTGCCCATCGAGCTCGTGCAGGCCATCCTGCTGGTCAAGAGCAGGCCCGCACTGTCCGACGAGGAGACCAGCGCCTGCATGAGCACGTTCCTCGCATACTTCCAGACGATGCAGCCGAACTTCTGGAACGCGCTGCGCAAGACCCAGCGTCCGCTCGCATACCTCACCGCGACGGTGAAGGCGTGGGCCGAGGAATCCGGACTGGACCCAAAAGCGTTTACCTCGCCCACCTCTGGAACACCCATCGCGCGGCGTTAGCCTACGACTGGATCCGGGCGTACGGGCAGATCTACCGGCCCGTACGCTTCCCCGAATGGCTTGAAGGCAAGCGTCCGCGAACCGACTGGGGACTCGCATGGGCATTGACCCGCGAAATCCTCAAGGACCATACGAGCCACTCGTGGATGGCTTTGCAGAACGCCGTCTACACGCCAAGCGCCGCCGAACAGGCCATCTGGATGACAGCCCCGGAACGACAGAAACGACCATGGTTCGACCATGCGCATGATCCGCTCCGCACGCCGACGCCGACGCACAACCTCACACGCCGCCAACGCGACGACAGGGAAAGACTCAAAAAGATCTTCCACATCACCGACGACCTATGATCCCGACCGCCATCGGAATCCCGACAAACAGCAAATGAAGGAGCATGATGGCACAGGACATAGGCGTCGCATACGTCCACGTCGAACCCTCCGGAAAAGGATTCGGCAAAAGCATCGAAGGCGACATCGGCGACGCCGTCAACAACGCCTCCAAAAAAAGCTCCAACACCCTCATCGGCAAAATCGGCGGAGCATTCGGCAAAATCGGCAAGATCGGAACCGGCGCAATCACCACCATCGCCGGCGGCATCACCGCACTAGCCGCCAAAGGCGGCTTCACCCGCGCCCTCAACATCGAGAACGCCCAGGCCAAGCTCAAAGGCCTAGGCCACGACAGCGCCAGCGTCACCGAAATCATGAACGACGCCCTCGCATCCGTCAAGGGCACCGCGTTCGGACTGGGCGACGCCGCCACCGTGGCCGCAAGCCTGTCCGCGTCCGGCGTCAAGGAGGGCGGCGAGCTCACCCAGGTACTCAAGACCGTCGCCGACACCGCGCAGATCAGCGGCCGCAGCCTGACCGACATCGGCACGATCTTCGGTTCCGTCGCCGCCCGCGGCAAGCTGCAGGGCGACGACATGCTCCAGCTCATGTCGAGCGGCATCCCCGTCCTACAGATGCTCGGCAAGCACCTGAACAAGACCAGCGCCGAAGTGTCCGACATGGTGTCGGACGGCAAGATCGACTTCCAGACCTTCGCCGACGCCATGAAGGAGGGACTGGGCGGTGCCGCACTGTCCGCGGGCACCACGTTCACCGGCGCGTTGGCGAACGTGAAGGCCGCGTTGAGCCGACTCGGCGAAACCGCCGCCACACCAGTCCTCAACGGCCTTCGAGGCCTGTTCAACCAGGCCATTCCGCTCATCGACTCGTTCACCTCCGCGGTGAAACCGACATTGGAGAAGGTCGGCTCCGCGCTCCAGCAGGGTCTCGAGAACGCAATACCAGCCACCCAGGCGAAACTCAAAAGCCTTGGCGACACGATCTCCAACATTCCCGGCTTCCAGATGCTCGCCTCGGCGGCGGCCGGTCTCAAAAGCCAGCTCACAGGCCTTTGGGACGCGGTCTCATCGCTCATAGGCGGGCTTAACCATGGCGGCGAGGCCGCTTCGATGTTCTCCACCGTGGTAGGCGAGCTCGCCAGCGCGGCCGCTTCGGTCGCGCAGGTGCTGTCGAACGCGGCGGGATGGGCGAAGACGTTCGTCAACACGTTCATCGAGACGGGCGCGTTGCAGCCGTTCCTCGAAAGCCTGACCGGCATCGTATCCGGATTGGGGTCGCTGGTCTCCGGATTGGCGGCCGCGGTCTCGCAGGCTCTTGGCTTCAACGACAGTGCGCGTACCGCCGGTTCCGCGGCGCAGAGCTTCTCCGACCTGCTGAACACGCTGACCGGAATGCTCATGACCGTGGGCGGCTGGCTGCAATCGGTCGGACAGTGGGCGCGGCAGAACGGCGACCTGGTGTCAGGCGCGTTGAAGGCCATCACCGTCGCATTGCTCGCGGTCAAAGGCTGGGACATCGTCTCGGCCGGACTGAAAACGGTTTCCGGTGGACTGAAAGCCATTTCCGCGACCGCTTCAGGCGTGGAGAAGACCGCCACAGCCGCGTTCGACCTTATCGGCAAGATCTCCGACGCGGGAAGCGCGGCTGGTGGGCTGAAACAGCTCGCCAGCTCGTTCAACATCGTCAAAGCCGCACAATCGGCGTGGAGCGCGGTGACCAAGGCCGCCACAGCCGTGCAACTGGCTTTCAGCGCCGCCGTGGATGCTAATCCGATCGGCATGCTCGTCGTGGCCATTGGCGCGGTCGTGGCCGCGTTGACATGGTTCTTCACGCAAACCAAGACCGGACAGCAGCTCTGGGCGTCGTTCACGTCGTTCCTCTCATCCGCATGGCAGTCGGCCGTGAGCACGGTCACCTCCATCGGCCAGACCATCGTCACGTTCTTCACCTCCACAATCCCGTCGGCCATCCAAAGCGTCGGACAATGGTTCTCCCAACTGCCCGGAAACATAGCCTCGTGGCTCACCGGAGCCGCGTCGGCAGTCGCGTCATGGGCCATGGGCTTGGGCCAGTCCGCGTTGCAGGCCGGCCAACAGTTCATCACGAACCTCGCCAACGCGATCATGAACCTGCCCGAGACGATCGCATACTGGCTCGGCTACACCGTCACGTCGATCGCGTTGTACGCGGCCGCGTTCGGCGCGCAGGCCCTGCAGATGGGCATGCAGTTCGTGCAGAACGTTGGCACGTTCCTCATACAGCTGCCCGGCAACATCGCCGCATGGCTCGCCTCGACCATCGCGACCATCGGCGCATGGGTGTCGTCCACGGCCATGCAGGCCGTGCAGATGGGCACGCAGTTCCTCACGAACGTCGGCACGTTCCTCACCCAATTGCCCGGTAACGTGGCCAGCTGGCTCGCCGACGCCATAGCCTCCGCGTCCGCGTGGGTCTCCAACATGGCGTCGCAGGCCATGCAGGCCGGCAGCCGCTTCCTCACAAGCGTGGGCGCGTTCCTCGCCCAACTGCCGGGACGAATCGGCTCATGGCTGTCCGCGACGATTGCCAGCGTCGCCAATTGGGCGTCCCAGATGGGAGCCAAGGCGATGCAGGCCGGCCAGCAGTTCGTGCAGAACATCGTCAGCACCCTGTCCTCCCTGCCGGGCCGCATGCTCAGCGTCGGCGCGAACATCGTCAACGGAATCGTCAGCGGCATCAAGAGCAAGATCGGCAGCATCGCTTCCAGCCTGCTTTCCGGCGTCAACGACGCGGTCAACGCGGTCAAAAGCAAACTCGGCATCCACTCGCCGTCCAGGCTCATGCGCGACGAGGTAGGCGTGATGATCGGCCGCGGCATGGCATTGGGCATCGACGATTCCGCCGCCGTGGTCGGTCGTTCCATGGATTCGCTCGTCTCCACGATGAGCCTCAACAGTATGGATTGGTCGAAGACAGGACGGTCGAACGTCACCACGGCCACTCCAAACACCATGAACGGGGGAGTGGTGCAGAACTTCAACGTCAAGGTCGTGCGCGCCGACTCCGATCTGGCGGCGGCCAGCACGATACTCACACGCAACGCGTTGCACGCGGCAAGGGGAATCTGATGGACGACATCGACTACGCGGAACTCACCGTCGGCTCCGACACCATCCGCTTCAGCGGGACCGGCGCCGGAACCGACGGATACTACATCACACAGGAAGGCGTCGAAGGATGGTATTCGATGCCCACCATGCAGGTATCGGCCATGGCGAGAGGCCAAGGCGACGGCAACCACGACATCCAGGACGACGACATCCACTACGAGGCGCGCGTCATCACCATGCACGCCATGATCGTCGGCAACCGCGCGGACGCGCTCGAAAAACTCGCCAGACTACGGCGATGCTCCCACCGGCACGTGCGAATCCGCGTGGTCGACGAACTGATGGACGCCTACTGCGAAGGACGCGCCACCATCAGCGCCACCGCCAAACGCGTCGAAC